GTGCAGAGAATACATTTTAGTACTTGAAAAGATGCGCATGATTTGGTGGTAAAGGTCGTCATTAGCTCCTCCAAAAATATTAAAAGTACCCTTAAATTCCATACCATGTTCAAGTAGGATACAATCGTACGTTGACCAATCAGTTTCAATGTCAGTAATAACATCTACTGTTTCGAAACCCAGGTTTTTAATCTGATTTGCTAAATGAAATGCCCAGCCAGATTTATGCGAGCTTTCCTTCGGACTTAATTTACCGACTAATGCTGCGATCCCGATTCGAGTCGACTTTTCGGTAATATAGTCTGTTAAATACTTAAACTCAGACATATATATTATTTAAGAGGTGTTTCTGATTCTCCGTGGCCGTATTTTTCTATGTAATTATCAAGACCTCCGATATATGCCACAGCATCTAAAAGATTGTCTTGTTTGTATGAATAGGAATGTCTGCTTAGTTTAAGTGCAACTAGTGCAGCGTACATGTCTGATCCGTTAAGATCTTTACCTGTCATGCCGTTAAATACCATTGCAGCCCTACGCATACCTTCTTCGAAAGGGCCATACATGCGTTCTTTTTCTTCTGAACGTTCGTTAACAATTTTGTTAGCTTCTTCTAAAATGTTTGATTTGCTCATAAAATACGTGTTTATTATTATATGGTGTATTTTTAATTTGTTTAGTTTTATTATTAATCATTGTCTTTATTGGTGTTTATGTCTTTTTTCCAAGACTTGTCCTTTCTATTATATTTAGATTCGTCGCCATGGTCCTTTTGAATCATTTTACGACGTATCATGGCAGCGAGATGCCTCTCGTTGTATCCATCAATATCTTTTTTCTTCTTTGCCATCTCGGTCTATCCTTTAATTATACTACTAATATAACAAAAAAAGGCCAAACAAAAAAATGTTTGGCCAATTATTTTTAAAAAAAGTTATTAACAACCTTGGATCTAGTAAGATAATTTGTCTTCTATTTGTTTTCTTTTAGTTTTTAAAGCATCAATACGATCTTCGATTGTGTTTAGTTCACCGCCGTATCTATTAGCATCGTCATCAGACCATTCTGCGCCCATTTGCCCAGCTTCGGCTTCCATGTCTGCATACAATTGAGATCTATCTGAAGTTAAATCTTTAAGTTCATTTGCAATATCCCAAAGTTGATCTTCTAATGCATCTCTTTGTTTACCATAAACTCTTTTCTTTTTGTCTAGAGCTGCTTGGGCCTTTTTAGCTGCCATGGTTGATTTCATTGCTCTCATTGCAATTAAAACTGGATCATTGATATCTGTTGCCTCTTCAATAATTTCATTTGATTCGTCCACTAGAGATCTTTGTACTTCAGCAATAGTTTTTTGGAGTGATCTACCATAATAACTTTCTAGGCCCTCAACTGCAGTTTTAGCACTGTTGTTATAAATCTCATCAGCTGCCTTTCTACCCATTTTTGAGTTAAGTACACCCAATGCCTCAGTTTCGGTTAGTTTATACTTCTTTTGAAGATCCTTTACACCTTGATCAAAAAGAGTCTTAGCTTTCTTTTCATTAAAGCTAGTTTCTATTTGACCATAAAAACCGTATGACATATTAATATCATCCTGTGAGTATGCTTCGAACGTTTTGATATATTTCATTCTTTTTCTTTTCTTTTTATATTCTTCTTCGGCATCACCAGAACCTGCTGGAACATCACCAGACCCAACCGTACCATTACTTGGTAAAACTACTGGACCCATACCTGCCATTGCTGCTGGTGTGATATTTTCTGCTACTTCTGGTAAACCATCATGTTTAGTGCTAGCAAAGTCTTTAAGTTGCTTAAGTGTCATAGAGTCTGCCAACTCTTTAACTTCAGCGCTTGCATCAGAGTCTTTTAACTCACCCTTTTTATAAGCGTAAGCCATACCCATTAGTCTTTGTTGTGATTTGCTAGTACTTGGCATAATTAATATATTTTTTACCAAATGTAGTCAAAGTTGTCGATTTGTGCAACCCTGTCAGTAATTGCCTTAGCGTAATTCTTAGACTCTCTTTCGTAGTAAGATTCTGTTTCACCATATCTCTCTTTAGACTCTTCAGCTTGCTTAATATAGCTAACATATCTTGTATAGTCATCTAAGATGTTTGACATGTGATTTGAAGCGTCTCTCATTTTAGCTTCAGAACCATTCTTTTTTGTACCGATAATAATATCATTATATTTACCTACCTTACCTGCAGCTAAACCATCTTTGATTTGATTAGCTAGTTTTTCAATAGCTTCTTTTACGATAGTATCCAACGGTAATGAAGCTGCTTTATCAGCTAAAATTTGGTGGTATCTGTCCATATTCTCTTTCTTAAAGTCTTTATCTGACTTAAATGCTATAGCACCTTTTTTAGCTGCGTCTCTCTGATTTCTTTGTTCTACAGAAGAATACTTTTGTCTTAGAAGTGTCATGTTAAGAACAATTGCTCTATCTGCCATTTCAGCAATTCTCTTTACGTTGTAAAGACCAGTACCGTCCCATCCTTTGTACTTCTTAGAAATACCGATTGAGTCAGACTCGCTGCCTTTAGTTAATTTATATTGTCTATCATATTTACCCCAAGATTTAGTGTAAAATGCATTTTCACCAGAAGCAACTGCTAATAAGTAACCTTCACCTGGAATTGTTTTATGATCATACCATGCATCGCTGGGTGCATATGGATTTTCTTTTGGCACATCAGACACATAGAAGATAATTGAATCTGCTTGTTTGTTTTTATAAGCAGTCTCTGGATTAACTACTAAAATATCCTCATCTTCGACAAGATCCATTTTAATTTTAGATGTACCATAAAACGCTTTAGCTAAAGTAGCGTCCATTTTAGCGCCTTTAGTTCTAAATAAACTAGCAAGCATACTAGACTTAAATGCCTCAGTAATTAATGATTCGTTGCACATTGAAAATAATTCTTGCGCAATCTTTTTTGCCTTAGAACCTTTATGTCCGTATGCCTCGACTGTGTCTAATGCATCTTCCATTTCCATGCCGCGTAATTCATCAAAGTCTCCACCTCTTTCATCTAAAAGATCGTTTAAAATTGATTCTGCTTCTGCAGCCTCTTTTGATTCGTTTAGTGAATTTACAAAGTCACCAAAACTTTCAAATACAAAGTTTGTTTTCATGTTATTATTTATTTTATTTTCTTTTACTAATTTTGGATTCTTATTAAGAAGTTCTTCCATGTCTAATTCTGACAAGGCCATAAAACTATCTTCACCGTATTTTTTAGCTAGTTTATCGGCTAACTTAATATCGATTACTCTTGCCATTTGGCTATAATCTAATGTTGCAACGCCAAATTCTCCAAAAATCTCTTCAGCTCTTGCGTTTGCAATTTTAAAGGGAGTTGCTTTTTCATTAATATCTATAGCAGGTGTTAATTCATTTAGAATTCTCTTACCTGTTCTAGAAAGCGCGATGCCATCTTCACTGACATTAAAGTAGTTAGCGTTTCTTCTAATCCACCTTGTACTATCAACTGTCATCTCTTTTAAAATAGTATCAAACTCTTCTTTAGTAAGTTTACCATCTTTAATAGCTTCTAAAACTTTATTTCTAATTCTAGCTGCTTTACCAACTTTAATAGCTGGATAATTTTCAGTATATTTTCTTTTAATAGTGATATGTCTTTCTTCTAATGACTCGTTATAATCGTCTTCTTCTTGATACCACGATTGGTTTGGATCATTTTCAGCTTCTTGGGAGAAGTTGTGTTTTTTCCAGTTATAATTAGGGGTAGTAACTAAAGCTGGGAAAAGAACTCCGCCTGCTTTTACTTTTTTATCATCAAACGCTAGATCAATACCTGCTTGTCTATCTGGATTTTCAATGCCATTCATTTGGGCCAATAATTCGTAGTAATCTTTACCACCGAATTCTCCATATCCATCATATTTAGATTCTTTCCACTTATTACCCTGATTATCATACATGAAAACTGTGATTCTATTTTGTCTTTCAGAACCGATTTGATCACCAGTGTCATGTGTCATCCATGAAAATTGACCTTCATTTATTTTATTAATCCTCATTTTTTTGATGTATTATTTCTTAATCTTTGCTAGAGAGCCGTTTGTTTCTTCATACTGGAATGAAAACTTAGACTTTGCATAAAGAGTTCCCATTGAGAATGATATTAATACACCGTCTGGTTTTTTCATAGCAGTATTGTATGCATCTGTTGCAGCGGCCTCGTCGTCAAATATACCAATATATTGTTTTGAGCCAGCAGAACCAATTGTATATCCTGCTTCTAATCTAATTCTTTGACCATAAAAATCTGCAGAATTATGAGCAAACACTAAGTATTTAGTCTCACCCTTTTCCGGTAGATTGTCGCTATGCTCACCGAATTCATTTCTAGAATTATAGTGATAAGAACCAAATTGAATAGATTCATCTACTGGTATGTTATTGGCTTCTGTAAAACTTTCAAATGTTTTTATATTCTTCATTTTGACCATGGATGATTTTTTGATACCATTTTAGCACCGTGAATTAGACCAAGAACGTCTCTATCTCTTTCAGAGTGATAGATTCTGCCTTCATCGTGGAAGTACTTCCAGTGAGCCTCTTTTGACCCTTTACGAATACCATAAGAAACATCCTCTTTCTTATCGTAGATCACCTGGTTATCCTTGTGTAATTCCTTGTATGCATTCATAAACTTATCAAGCTCATAGCCAACGATGGTATTGTAGGTATTAAAAATACCTGCTTCGTTAACAAATTGCTCAAATAGTTTAACGTGTTTCATGATTAGTCTAAATATCCGCCTTGATTGTGTACTTTATAACCCATTGGCTTTTTGTACTCGGATTTATAGTTTAATTTTAATTTCTTTAGGATCTTAGCTGCCTCTTTTTCGCCTCTGATGATTTTAATCACGTTCCAGTGTTCGTCCTCAGAGTAAGATCCTGGTTCATCGCCCTTTGGTGGGTTACCATTGCCTGATCTATAAAAATCAGCTGCATTTAAAGCTGAAACTGCTTTTCTATAATCTTGTGAATTATCAAAAGTGTATGAGTTATCCAGGTTTGCTTCGTTAATAAACTGCTCAAATAATTTTAAGTGTTTCATAATTATTGAATGTATGCGTTTAATTCGTATTTGTTTTTCATGCCATAAATCTGGATATGTAACATCTTCTTTTGTGGCTTGCCGTCTTTTGTTAGACCAATACTAGCTTTATTAGTTACACCCTCCTTTGGCTTAGCTGGGCCAATTGAAATTTCATTCCAAATGTCGTCGTCATTAACCTCATAGCCTTTGGATTTTGCATACTCTAATGCTGCATCAACCGCAGATGAATATTGATTATGATAAATCTGATAATCAGACTTTTCATTTACAAACTGTTCGAATAACTTTGTATGTTTCATATTGCTAATATAATAAAAAAACTTGACCCGGAAAAATCCAGGTCAAACTTTTTTCTATTTTATTTAAACTTTTTAAGTTTATCTTCGATTAACTTTTTAGCGTCGTACATAATGCCAGGAGATCTGAAAGATCCTCCAATATCATTAGCTTCTTTCTTAATCATTGCTAATAAATCATCAATTGAAACTTCAACTTGTGACATTAGATCTTCTCTTCTCTCGTCTTCATCATCTGAAATTGTGCCATCAGCTTTCTTTTCAGAAACTACTGATTCCATAGTTGCAATCTTTCTGAATTCATCAACAATCTTTTTTGCTTTAGAACCTTTATGACCAGCTGCAGATACGATTTGATTAAATAATTTATCATCACCTTTAGCTAATTCATCCTCAGTGTATGCTCCATCTGGGCCTGCAACTTGAGTGTATAATTCCATTGCAATTTGCTCATCCTTTTCGCTTTCGTTAACTAATTCAAGTGAAAGTGGTAACTCGGCTGATTCGTTTAAATTATATTTAGTAATTGCTGTTAATAATTTAGAAGCAGCTTCTTCTTCACCGATATGATTTAAGTATTGAACAGTGCCATTAGCGATAGCATAACCGCTCCATCCTGCTGCATTAGCAATATCTGAATATAATTCTTCTGATTTACCTGTTAATTTAGAGCCTTTAGATGCAGCTCCAATTGCTTTAGAAGTAACCATCTCTTTGTGAAAATTAGCATCTTCCATTGCATCAGCATAAACTTTAGCAATAGTATTTAAGTCTGTTAAGCCTGATTTTTTCCAAATAGTAACAACTTTGCCGTTTTCTCTTTTACCTTCGTTAATTTCTTCAGATTCTTTAATAAGAACTGGATATGTTTTGCCATTGAATTCAAATTCTTCTTTGCCTTCGTCTTTAGCTTTTTTAGCAGCAGCTGCAAATGCTCTACCTTCTTCAACAGGTTCTTCTGCAACCTCTTCTGATTCTTCAGAAACATTACCAAATGCCTTTGTGATAAACTCTCTTTTTGCTTCTAACTCTAATTCGTCAAAAGAAGTAATATCCATTTCATCAAGAATTGCAGCTAATCTACCAGCCAATTCAGATCTTTTAGCAACTTTTTCTTCTGCTAATTTAGCTTCAGTCTCTTGAGCTCTTAACTGTGAAAACGTCTGAAAAGACGTAATTTTACTCATTTCTGCCATTTTATTAATATTTGTTTATTTTTGTCATTACTTTATATATCTCCTTCGAATTGTATTCTTTTAATATTATACTCAAACTTCTCTTGGCGATATATTGATTGTCTAGCCTTACCGTGCTTATATAAATAGTTATCCCACTCATCAGTTCTAATATCATCAACAAAATCTATAATAACTACTTTATCCTTGGACTCATGTTGTCTCAATCCTCTACCAATAGATTGGCGAATAATTACTTCAGATTTGAATGATTCTGTAAAGAAAATGTTGTGTATTTTTTTAATAGAAATACCAGTTGAAAATGTACCATAAGAAGCTACAATAACTACCTCTTCACCTTGCTCCATCTTCTTTTTGTATTCTTCGCGAATATCCTTGTCAGTTCCTCCATCAACATAGTAAACTCGCTTAGCACTATCCTGCCTAAGCTTTTCGTATAGCCTCTTACCGTGTTCAATGCGGTGGAAAAGGACCAAACTATTACGTGGTATTCTGGAAATGACGCTAGCAATAAAGCTGAGGCGGCCTGGGTTATTGATGATAAAATTTTGTTCAAGTTGAAATACATCTTTATTTTCGTATTTATTAGTTGCTAATTCCATAAAGGCCCTACGTTGCGATTCTGTTGCATAATTCATTTCAATTACTTTAACAGCACATTGTGCAATGTGTCCTTGTTTTTGTAGGAAACTTGCCTTTACTTCGCTGATCACTGGTCCAGTTTGACTCATAAGTGTCAATTTATCTAATGTACCATCTTTTGGTAAGGTACCTGATAAACCGAATCTATATTTAGCTTGTGTACATTTTTGTAGAATGGTTTTAATTGAGGCTGATTTGGCTTTGTGTGTTTCATCCACAATTACAGCGTCAAACTGCTCAAAATATTCTTTAGGCTTTTTAATCAGTGATTGATATGTACCAATAACAATATTCTTATTACTTTTAATCTTTTGACCTGCAAATATCTGTTGAATGCGTAAATCAACCTTATTCATATAATTATATTCGTGAAAATCCTCATGTGCTTGGACAACAAGAGAAACATTAGGTACAATAAAAAGTATACGTTCAGCCTTTTTCTTTTCAAGCATATAGGCAACTGTTAAAAATGAAATTAATGTTTTACCAGCTGACGTTGCCAATTCAGCTAAACATTTTCTAAATTTAAGAACATTAAAGGCAGTTTCAATCTGATAATCTCGAGGTGTAATTTCAGCACCATTAAAGAAGTTCATTGACCATTGTTCGAATGATTCAATATTAATATCTGGGTCAATTAATCTACGAATACCTTGGATATCTACATCATATTTGTAGTCCTTACACACGCTAATAACATAACGCCACAAACCGGCCGGGATCCATTTATCATCCTTCATATAGGAGATATAACCATCCCAAACTCCCTTCTTTACAAGAGGGTTAAATCGCCAATTATCAATACGTTTAGTTAATGCAATACGAAGCTGTTCTAATTCTAGCTCTGTGATTTCATCAATACGTAGAAATTGATTATCTTCTGTTAAAGTTAATACCAAAACTCATATCAACTATTTTTTAGAGTTTAGAAATATCTAAACGGTTTTTGATTGCAAAACCCATATTATCTAGAGTTTTAACAGAGCCTTCCAAGAAAGACTTTTGAGTTTCTAAAAGCTCAAGCATGTGTTTGTCATCTGCCATATCTGCATCTAGAAACCTCTCTTTTTGTTTGTCGGTAAGCTTATAATCGTAATTATAATACTCAATCCATTTTTGCTTGTATAAACGATCACATGCTGATTTTTGGCTGCGAATCTTTGTACCAATTGAAGCTAATTGTTCAACCATAATCTGACGATATGATAGAGTATATGCACTCACTTCTTCAAGATTGGTACCGAGTTTAAGATCTTCAGCCAATTGCTTAATCTTAAGGGTCCATTCTGTTCGTTGAGCATCTAAATACTCATCTAACTTAATAAGCTTTTCTTGCTTTGTTGACATTAGAATAATTGGTTTTTATTATTATTTTTTATATATGTGCTCGTACTAAGTTTCTTTTTAAACTTAGGTTGTAGAATTGTAAAATCCTTTTCTTGATAATTAAGATTAGAAAGATCAAAGCTCACAAACTCTCTTAAGTTTCTTGGCTTTTCGCTCTCTTTCTCAAAATCTTCAAATGATTCTTCAATCATAAGTTCAAAGTCTATATTTTTCATAGGTAATATGCGTCCAATTTAGAGTTGCTAAAATATTGATCGATACTTTTGATTGACGCATCTTTTAAAATATATGCAGCCCTAACAAGGTCGTTCAAATCACCCAGTTCTTTAGGATATTTATCTAATTCATTTTTATCAACCCCTTTAAGGAATTGTTGCCATTTAATATCCATCTTTGTTTCTTCGAAGAATTTTTGCCACATAAAGATCTTTTTACCTCTACGTAGCTTTTCCATCATCTTCTTTTTACCAGTGTCGTCATTATCAAACATATAACGAATGGTAGGGATCTCATCAAACTCTTCAGTTGAGCGGCCAGCAGTTGCAAGTCCAATACTGTTTTGAATAAACATTGCATCAATTGGACCTTCAAACATGGTGACTTCTCTTTGTAAATCGACTTTTAATACGCCAAATAGAGTTGAGATCTTTTTAAGACTAATTAGTTCTTCTTCAGTAACCTTTAATTCTTTATCCATCTCTTGATAAATGCGCTCAATATCATAAGTCAAATATCTAGATTTGCGATGTTTTGTAAGTGCTCTTGTCTGTAATCCAATAATCTTATTGTTTGGTGCAAGATTGAGAACTACAAGTCTCTTATCTTTTGGTGAATAGAGAAAGTATTCAAGTTTGTGAGTAAGTAATCTGTTTCTTAAGTAAAAAAATGGAGCATCTCCAGGTTCTACTTCAACCCAACCTAAAGCATCTTTTAATTCTTGGCGGGTTGGTGATAGATCATAAATCAATTTGAATACATCGTGCTCAAGAACTTCAACGTCGTTAGTTTCGATCTTATGTTCTTGGATGTAATCAATAATCGCAATTGAATCATCGCGATCTGCAAATTGAATATGGTGATCTTTTAAGAGTGAATAAACATCTCCATGTTCTCCACAGTTAAAACAGTGATATTGTAGTGTATCCCAATACAAATTACCTCGCTTTTTAGAGGAATCTGTACTGGAATCACCACAATATGGACATGCCAGGCTTATACGGCCTGGCATTTCCTTAATCATCTGTTTCGAAGGTTCGTGGTGGTGTTTTACGACCACCTGCTTAACTAATCCTCGAATCTTAGATTTTAATTGTTCATCTATCTTAGAGATCGAGGTCATTCAAGAAATCATCTAGATCGTTATCAGAACTTACGCTAGTTGGCTCTGGACTACCTACCATTTCTGAAGGAAATTCGAAATCTGTAGCTGATTCCACTGTTGCTTTTTGAGCAGGAGCCGCTTTCTTAGCGGCTGCTTTAGGCCTAGAAACTACGCTGTCAATAGAATCTCCAGGATTCAAATATTGACGAAGGATTCCATTAACGAAATCGCGAGTTTCACCATCCCAAGACTTGTACTCATAAGGCTCAAGAGAAGGAGCCGCGTCCAATTCAACTTTAAGTGATGACATTGTCTCTTTGTTACGCTCTGCTGGAGCGCCATCAAGAACAACTGCTGAACGGCTTGCTGAGAATTTAGATTTGTCGTAGTTATTGTAATCACCTTGGCGAGTAATAATCAACTCAAAATTCTTACCTTCAAAGAGGTCAAATACTTGGGTTGGTTCGCCGAATGCAGGCTTCAATTCCTCGTCGATCTTTTCTTTGATCTTGTAACCAAACTTGAAGATCATGTATTGACCTTCGTATTCAGGGTGTTGAGGATCCTTAATAACTTTAATTAGAGAGTAATATTGCTCACGGCGCTTCAACTTCTCAGACATTTTACGGTCTACTGCTGAATCGCTGTTACGCAATTTAAAGAATACATCAGCAATCGGGCATTTCTCATTTACTGTAGATGGTGAATCGATCAAACGACCGTTACCTTCTGCGTCTGTCAGCCAGTGTACGTACTTTTTAACAAGAGAGTTGCGTGGATTTGCTGGATTAGGAACAAAGCGAATCAATGCTTTATATGTTCCGTCTTTGCCTTGATCGGCGCTCGGCTTATAGATATTATCTGTTGTCGAGCTTGTTTGTTGGTGGGTGTCAACGTCTGCTACACCCAAGTTGAAGATGTCAAAATCTGCCATAACTTTAAAACTTTAATTTTCTTTAATAATTGTTTAACTTCTTTGATTGTCTTTCGGTACCTTTAAAACTTTCAAATACGAATATTATACGTGTCCCCTCTAAAAGGTTTCACAGTTCTCCAAAAAATATTAGTGTGAATGGTATCTTGAACCAGATTCGTCAATCCAGCCTTGACCTTCAGGTAATCTAGCTAAACCTGCTCGACGTAAGATGTCTAACATTTCAGCCTCTTCCATACGGCCCTGAGAAACCATGTGCTCTAGAGCAGCTTTCAAATCTAATAATATTGCAGAACTTATAATATTCATATAGTATATATCTAATTTTTTTGTATTGTTTCGAAACTTTTTACCCAAACATTAATATAAGTTATGGTTTTAAGCTTGAGGTTGAAAGGTAGCTTGGAGGTATGCATTTAAGAAGTAAGCATCCACTAAGTCGTCAAACGGTTTTGGAATCTTTTGGGTCTCTCCGATTTCTCCCAAACAAAATTGATAGGTTTCAGACTTTGCAAGGTTTTGGTCATTATTAATATTAGAAAGAAAAACTTTCCATAAGTCTCCCTTATTCATGTTGCCTTTACCAGCATGCTTCTTAATAGTTGAAGGCGCGACAGTTTCAATAAACTTAACTTGGAAATATTCTAGGATCTTGAGTTTTAAGATTGCAGCACCAGCTGCCATATCAATAATGTTATTAGTTCCTTGCTTAGAGCCAAAGCTCGTGCCTTCAAATGCAAAAGTAACATCTTCATCTCTTGGAATAACCTCTTCAATCATCTCAAGAATATCGTTAGCGGTAATTAAGTATCTTTGGATTTTGGCAAACTCAACTGAAGAGTATTCACCATTATTAGAGAAATCCGGTTGGGATTTATAGATGGAATCTTTAAGCGCCGCAAAGTCTTCTTGGATTTTTTGTTCCTTCTTAGTTCCAGTGCCAGCTTTTAAATAAGAAATAAAGGTATACTCTTCAGTGTTTGAATTGAAAGTACAAATACCTGGAGAGTTTAATGAAAAGTCAATTGCAACAAAGTGCATATTAGAATTTATTACCGACTGCAGCACCTAAAGCAGCGCCAACCAGTCTTGAAGTTAACATATCGTAAATAATGCCTTTCTCTACGCCAAGGACTTTAGCAACCATTTTACCTAAAGATTTGCCAAGGGCAAAACCAGTTAAACCACCTAAGATAGAACCAAAAAGACCTTCATTTGTCATTTCCTCATTAAGTCTATCTAAATCATAAGAACCATCCTCATTCTGGTATTCAGCAATAAAAGCATCAATTGCTGCATCTACCTTAGCTTCTAATTCTTCATTCCATTCAGATTGAAGTGACTCTTGAAGGATCTGTAATTCTTCAGAAGTAACATCCTGTTCTTGCATGTAGTCTAAAAATGTTTTCATAAAGTATATATCTTAATCTATTTCGAGCTTGATATTAAATTTGTTATAATAGAATGTAAGCTGAAACGTAGTAAATTCCGCAATGTTAGTACTCATATTTAATTCAAGTTCAGAAATTGAGTTCATAATTGGCTTTTCAAAAACCGCACTCATTACATGAATACCTTCACCATCAAGGATTTGTAATTTAAGATCATCAATAAACGGCTCTCTTTTAGATTTTGAATAATAATATAGGAGAGTGTCTTGCATAATCCAATAGTTAATGTAGCCATCTAAGAGTTGCATTTCAACCGTAAATTGTCTCTCAATAGTATTCTGGATTGGAATGGAACCTCTATGATATGTTGTTGTTCCGTCATTAGGTGATTGAGAGATTGGATCAAAAGAAATACCTGGCATTGCAATACCTTGAATTGCGTAATTGATAAAGTCAATTGGCTCAGTCATTAAATTACCTGGCATTCTATTCAAATACTTACGATACTTATCAGCAACTTCCTTCGGAATAAAATTACGAGGAAACTTAAAGTTGAATAAATTATTTCTACTATTTAGTATCATTAGATAATCTTAACTTTTCCGTGGTATAATAGTGATTCAGTTTGTCCATTCTTTAAATTAATATAGAATGTATCTGCAAATTGGTTTGTATCTGCCTGATCAAATCTAACCGCTGTTGACTTTGGAACTTTAAAGAATACTTGACCTTTACCTAAATCAACATCTGGGAAAGTTGGATTATGGTGGATCTGTTGTTCAATATTTCCACTCTTAATAATTAAAATAATGTCCTCAGCATTAACTAAACTGATTGATTCCAAATTATCACCTTTAGGTCTAGCGATTGAGAACTTAATAAAGTTATCTGAAACTTTAGAAAGTGTAATTTCACAATTACCTTCAGACGCATATTTAATTTCACTGTTTGCTTCTGCTTCAGCGGCTTGTAATGTAATATTAGTTGCACCAGCTACGATACCATAAGTATCCATTGCAACTGGTACATATTTAGTTTCGCCAATTGAAGGTCTGATAGAGTTTACAAACCCATTAACCTCTCTATTAACTTGTGTGTTCGGTAATTTATTATAGATAATTGGAGATGCATCATTTGATTTTAAGGTAATCTTTTGCATCTTCTTACCATATTTCTTAGGTTGAGTATAAATTAATGAAGCAACCTTTAAGATTTGTGTATTGTCAGTTTGATTATAAATACGCATTGCAACTCTAATTAAGAAAGAAGAGCAGAATGCTGCATTTTTAATAATTGGACGATATAACATAGTTTGATCGAATTGATCAACCTGAACCATTGTAGTTTGATATGTTGAAACATAGTTCATACCTAATTGTTCGCTCACATCAATATCATAATATACAATTATATCATCGCCGGATTCTTGCATTCTATTTAGAATGTATTGTTCAAATCCGTTTTGTGATCCATCTTTCTCTCCCCAAATTTCAAAGAAATCACCATCAGCCGCTTCTTGAAGATTGACAGTAATATCTGCAAACTCATCTTCTTGTGCTAGAGTTAATTTACGCTCATCTGCAATTTCAATATATTGAATGCCATTAATATCTTTAGTAACACCAATTGTTCCTAAAATAATTTCATAGTTAGCAGATGAAATAATTGGATCTAGATCAAAGAATGTAGTTGCAAATTCTTCATTCTTTGTTGCATCGCTCATATGAATTAACGATGGAACCTTAACCTCAATGTATTTAGAGAAAGCACTATCTGCTAATACAAATGGTTTAGGGTTTTGAATTTCGTATGATGAAGTATTTAAATATACAATTGAAGTAAAGTAACCATAAGTACCATTACTTCTTTTAACTTTAACTTGAAAATGAAAACCATCTAAACCTCTACCAGCAAATGAATAACCTGTTCTTAAGTGTAAGCGAATTGTATCATAGTACACGTGTTGAACATCATTAACCGGAACCACTGTTAATCCATTAGAATCTGTTCCAGCCCACTCAGATGAATCTAAATAATTCAATGAGTTATTTAAAAGAGCCCATACAGAATTATTAGCAGTAGGAACCGCATAGTATCTACCACCTTCTCCTGGCGCTGTCTTAATATTATTACCAGTTTCCTGTTCTGATTTTGACCATAAAGAATTTGCTCTATCACCAACTTGAATATTACCACCTACAAAATCAACACCTGTAGAATTTACATATTGATATTTATAAGTTCCATTAGTATTAGGTGTATATGTTAAAACAGTTCCAGATACTTGATAGCTACCTCCAGAAATTGTAAAACCAGAAATATTATTAATTGAAACATCAGAAAGGTCAAACTTATAAGTTAATCCATTCTTTAATACTAATTCGCGACTAGCAAAATTATTAATGTATACAAAGCCATTAGCAACTTTAACTTCAAAGTTTACTACATCAGCACCAAGTTCATGAATTAAGAATCTAGATGCGCTAGTATCGCCATCAACTGTATCTAAATATTTCAGTTGAGAGCCATTATCATCATTCTCAATTTTAGCATTATCTACAACCGCAACATCTTGGTCATGGTAGATAAATTCTAATAGAATGTCTTCGTCTATTCTTGCAAATTTTGATGATTGCGCCATTCTTAATTTTTATATTTTAAAATCTTAACCATTTTGGTGAATAGATCATTCCAATTCCAATTGAAGGTCCAAAACTAACAACCTGTTGGTTATTTAAATTGATGCCATATCCAACTCCTAATCCAATTGACCAACCACTTTTCTTAACTGTTGATCTATTTAATTTGTCATTCACAATATTAATATTCTCAATATTTGTAAATGTTAAATTTGGGTAAGGAGAACTGATCTTTAGTTGATCTTTTCCATCAACATTTAAAATAGCCATTGTTAAACTAACACCTTGATCCATTTCAAATATTGATCTTTTTACCAAAAATAGAGAATCTTGAGGGTACAAAACTAATTGACCTTTAAAGTTTCTCCAATTATATTTATCCCACTCTTTATTATCAGCTAAATCAATAATTATACTATCATTATTATATGTAACCATTGAAGCTGCAATAATAGAATCTTTAATTTCTAATTGCGCTGAAATAAGGTTATTAACCTGCTTAAACTTTTCATTTAATTTTAAAGCATCATTATATTTCTTTAACAATTTAGAATTAGAAGTTTTCAAAGATTCAATATCATATTGATATGAAGAAATTGAAGCAACAAGATCTCCATTGATATTTTTTTCTAATTTAATACTATCTTGAGAAGCTAAATAATTATTAAAATTACGGTTAGCGACCTGTTCTGCATCTGCAACATCTTGCTTTAAATTTTCAATACGATTACATTGATTCAATAGTAATAAAACAAGAATAATACCAAGAGCAAAACCTATCACTCCTCTATTATTCTTATCTAATATGTAGTCTAAAAACTTTTTCATAATTTATTATATCCAATCAGTATAATCGTGGTCGTTACCACCAGTATTTGATGTATTATTAAGTTCTGCAATTACAACCTTTACGTGTAACCAGTTGTATGATTGAGAAGGTGAACTTAAAATAGATGATTTAGAATTTGCTGTTTGTGCAGTTCCCCATGCTAAATATTGTCCTGGGTTTGCTATTGTATTAAAATATGGCTCTTGAGTTGAATTACTGAAAGCATAGAATACATGATATCTCATTGTAGTACTATTAAATCCAGTACCTGTCCATTGTGCTGATGCATCTACTTGTGTAGTCCACGGATCAGTACCGTAAGGAATACCGCTAACATAAGTCATTGTAACTGCAGTAGAACTTAAATCTAATTGAAGATTACATGTAAATGAAACAGAGAAATATGTAGAAGTTCTAGCAAATGAATCAACCCATAAATTAGCTGTCCACGTTTTATTGCTATTAGTAAATACGCCATTATTTAATGTGTATCCTGTTGGTGCAACCACTGGGTTTGTAGTTTTAAATGTTTTACCAGTTGGCGCATTAAATACAACTTGACCTAAGTATGTTGATTCACCATTATTACCAGTTTTATCAGTAAGCTGAGATGGTGTAACAGTTGCACTATTGTTAATATTTAAAACGTATGTTGCTTTATTAAGAGCTAAATAACCAGCGGCTTGGAATCCAGTTGCATTATATGTAAATTGATATGTATTACCATTAAATGTTTGGTCCATATACATATTTAATTTTTGACCATTCGATGGATTAATTGCAGGTGGTGGACCAGTACTAATATTTGGTTGTGATGTTCCATTTGGATCTGTAAATTGATTAGCAGCTGGTGCAATTGCCCAATAAAAATTATTAGGTGCGTTTAATTGAATTAAACCACTAGTTCCAGGTTCAATAGTACTCGATCCGTCATATCCACTAATTGTAAATGTTTGGGTTGTTGAAGAACTTGTTTCAACAAAATTATATGTATTTGTTACTAATGGGGTTTGACCCGCCCCGGCGTCTGACCAATATAAATCAGATGCACCTAAATAGATAATTTGGGGTAATCTCTTAAGAACCAATGTAACACCAGAAGTACTCTGCTGTAAATAATCTGTAGTTGTAGTAACGTTACCGGTTACTGTATAAGATCCTGTTGAATATGTTGCTGTTAAATCAACATCAGCACCACCAATAATATGTAAATTATCATTAGTTTGAACTGCATCTCCTTGACCAGAAGATGAATCGCTATTGTCTTCAATATCATAAGAGAATGAAGAAAGATCTGGAACCTCATAAGATTCTGTTCCATTAGTCCATTCTTGTCCATTACAAACATACCAACCTGCATAATCTCCAATACCTGCTCCAATTCTAACTTTTAATACTTCAGAACCTGAAGCAAGAGTAACTGTTTCAGTATTGATAAACATATTGTTATCTGTAAAAATTTCAGGTAACATTGAAATTATAGTTCCAATTGGAATAGCACTTCCAATTTCTTGGAAAGTTTTCCACTCAACCTCACCTGTAGTATCTTTAGCAACTGCAATTTTATCAGTGTCTGGGCTATTAGATTCAACTACTAATTTACCTTTAACCGTAAGATCTTCATTATAAATAGCATTAACTCTAACGTCTAATGCTAAATTATCTAAATCAAATAATGAACTACCATTTAAATCAGTAAAGCTAAATTTATCAGAATTGAATTTCATTAAATTGCCTAAACCAATCGAGTAATCCTTAAAATAAATGTCTAAATTACCAGTAGATTCAAGTTTAAAATGAACTTCTGTATTTACAGAATCTGAAGATAATTTAAAGTTAGAAACTGGAGAACCAGAAGGTCTATTAATAACAAATTGTGATTCTAGATTAGCCAAACCAGCCTGATATTCAGGGGTTTGAGAACCAAAACCAATTAAAACGGCTGGTGGTAAATCACCAACTGTATGTGATGGGATCAAGGTATCAATTGTACCTGTTTGATCACCACCAACTAAAAACCAATATTCACCGCCTGGATCACCAACCGGTCCTTGAGTACCTTGAGTACCTTGAGTACCAATAACACCTTGAGGACCTTGTGTTCCTTGAAAACCTTGTAGACCTGCAGTACCTTGAGGTCCTTGTGGTCCACCTCCATTCGCAACTAATTGGTCAAAATTATAATTAACTTTGTCCAATTTAATCTGATCTGAATCAGCTACGAATATCTGTTTTAAGTTTAAGGCCATGATATATCTATTTTATCTATATATTTATTTTATTTTTATAACACTCCACCTTCACCTGTGCCTCCTCCAGTACTAGGAGCTGGACTTGGGGTTGGGCTCGGAGTCGGAGTTGGGCTAGGAGCCGGGCTCGGAGTCGGAGTTGGGCTCGGAGTTGGGCTAGGAGTTGGAGTTGGGCTAGGAGTTGGACTTGGACTCGGGCTAGTAATTGGAGTTTTATTAGCTGGAGTACTTCCAACTGGTGATGGTGATGGAGAACCCTGTGGTGAAAGACCAAGTTGAGATTCACCTGAATTACTCCATGTTAAATCATCAGCACCTAAATATACAATATGTACATTTCTAGATCTATAATAATCTGCACCACTCGAAGATCCTTGATATAATAAGCTAACATTTACATCAGCGTCTGTTAAAGTTAAATAAGTATCATATTCATTATTACCACTATATAAACCATCTGTATGTACTTTAGCTCCAGTTAAAATAATAATATCATTGCTACCGCCAGAAACAGCTGCTTGGCCGTTACCATTGTTTGCATCAATTTGATATGTAAATGCATTTAAATTAGGAACTTCATAAGAAACTGACTCATTTTCCCAAGTCATACCATTACATAGATACCATCCAATAAAATTACCAGTTTCTTTACCTCTGCCATATTTAACATATAATTGTCCTTGGTTAGAAATAACTGAAGATAAAACCTCTCCTAAATAAAAATTGTCAGTATTAAAGAATGAAACAGGAATAGAAACAATACTACCAATTGGCATATTATCAAAAACTTGTATCTTACTCTTCCACGAAACATTACCATTTGAATCGTCAGCCGCTAAAATATATCCCTGTTGTGCACCATTTTCATATTTAAGTTTGCCAACAACATTGACATCTTGGCGCATTGTTGAATCCACTTTAGATTCAAACACTGAATTGACGTCTAAATAATTTTCTAATTTATTATAACTATTAAACTTGTATTCAGCCGCCTTTAAATTTAATTTTTGATCTGAATAAATCTCAAATATATCATCAACACCATCTGTATACAAATCTAATATTGCTCGATTGTTATTATCACCATTTAATAATTCAATATTATTCCATTGTGAATCTGGAGTATAAAAGTTCAATACGGTATCTGCATAATCTAATGGCGCATTTGATGTATCAACGATATCACCTGAATCTAATTCTTGATCAGCGTCCGTGTCTGTCCAATTTGTAATAGTATCTGAAAATACAACTCTAACAACGTCAACCTCTAAAGCAGGATCACCATTATATTTTGGCATCAAATATCTGATAGCCGCTTGATCCACTTTTCGCCAAGGTTCAATACCTTCCACGCCAGCAGCACCTTGAGAACCTTGATATCCTTGAGGTCCATCGTATCCAATGTCGCCAGCTTCACCATTAGATCCATTAGATCCATATTTACCTAGAGGCCCCTGTGGCCCACCGAGTGTTAGCAATCCAAAATTGTAATTGATCTTATCAATTTTATCTTGAGACCACCAGGCAGTGCTATTTGGATCTAGGTCAGATGTGAATATATGTTTGACATTAATATCCATTATGCTTGAATTTTGACGTGCACTTTAAGTGTGTGACCGTACCCGTATTTTTTATTGTATGTTAGTCTGAAACTCAAACCATCATTTTGATAACTTTGAATTTCATAATTTGTTTGTGATGTAAAACCACCGTCTGATAATAATTTTGGATCTACAATTGATTCAAAGCCAGAAATACCAGCCTTAAATTCAGTTCCATAAATCTCAATATTATCAATGATAAATCTTGTGACAACATTGTTGTAAACATAAATCTCTAAATCATCTAAAATGCTAGTTTTATCATCGTAAGAATATTGAGCTTCAACATACTTTCTAAACTTAGAAGTAATTCCATCTTCTAATAATTCGTTATAAATTGATTTAGGTAGATAAAAATCTGCAACAATTTGTGTGTCTGTTTCAATCCAATGGATTGATGTCTTATTTAGCTTATTAACTCTAATTGCATCTAATGCATTTATATCTTTTTCTAATGTTGCATTAAATGCAGTAATGCTATAAGTATCTTTTACTTTCATAACTGTTGAAGCCATAAAAGATTTTATTTCAACTGGCGTTAATGTACCATACGCATCTTCTGTTTTGCCAGTTGGCAAAGATCTTGTAAAATAGTTTTGATTATATTTAGATCTTAAAATATTTAAGTCTTTTTTATCAATTGCAATTTCTCCAATCTTCGGATATAATGGTAGTTTATCAGATGTGTCTGATAACTTTAATAAATTCTTTGAATTAATGTCGTTAACTTTATGGAAATAATAATTTTTAATATAACCAAAAGATTGATTAATATGTTTATAAGAATTAAATGCTACACCTAAATTATTTAATCTTGAATAAATCAATGATTCTCTAGAATCCACTTCGATTTGAGTAGATCCAATTAATGGAATATTACGTTTATGATTTGTATAAACATCTGTAAATGTAATAATATTATTAAATAATGGAGTGTAATCTCCATTCATTCTTCTAATAATAGTGTAATATCCGTCATCAGTTCTTTTTGTTAAAATAGAACCAACACTCGATTGGGATAATTGATATGCCTTTGGCTTTTCTGGATCTGATGTAACATCTAATAGCGACGGTTTAATTAATTCAACACCATCTTCAACTTCTAAAATAAATCTATTTTGAAGCTGTTCACCTGTTTCAGTAATTGTTAAATATTGAATTGAGCCAAATTGATTAAATCTATCCGCAAAATTATTAGCAACAATTTCTTCTAATAAGAATTTGAATCCACTGGCTCCACCTCTCCAATAATAGAATTGAGTTTGTCTTGAAACAACTGAAGGATCATCTAGTGTTTCTGGTCCAATTTCTTCTATCTTCTCATTATTAGAATCAAAGACTAGTTTAATTGGCTTTGAATTTACTTGAATCTGACTATCTCCGGTGACATTAACAACCTTCATTCCATATGTGACTCCTTGATAATCAAAATAGATCCATGAATATTCGCCAAGTTCATTTCTATTAATAAACTCTGTGAATCTACCAGGACCAAATGAGAATACATTGATAATTTCAGATTCCCATTGAGAATTTTCATTACCTAAAAATAGTTTAAAAGGAAGTGCAGTATCAATTATATTATTGGTAATAACATTTCTAATATTATTTGTAGTGTATAAATCTTCTCTATCAAGGAATGATCTAGAATTTAATACAACATCTAAATCTATAACAATACAAATAAATTTGAATTTGTCGTTCTTAATGGTTGTATATCTAACTCCGTTTTCTGTAATTGCATCACCAGTATTATAATTTAATACAACACCAAATTTATAATCATTAACCTCAGAAGTATTAATAAATTCTGTTGGATTAGGTCTAGCAAATTCTTTACGCTTTTTATATGAGTATCTTAATCCTCTAAATACAGTAGAAGCTTCTAACTCATTAGAGCCTCCAATAAAATTAGAGAACATATTCTTTTCATTTGAATCAACCCAAGCTTGTGTAAATTGGTTATAAATACCGTTGTTCTTAAAGTATAATTCAAAGTAGTTTACATCAGTTGACTTTAATTGGTCTAAACTAATGCCTTGAGTATAATTAAAATCTGTATAAGACTGTAAATTATCTAAAGTGTTATTTGTATAATAATGAAGTGGAATCTGGTTTAAATGAAAATGTTCCATATTTAGAGCATTCGCATTTCTACCAGTAATATGTGTTAAATCTGGCGAAATATTATCTTCGCCAAATGCCTCACTAATATTTAATGAGTATGGAAGATTTCTAGCATTGAATCCATTCTTTAATGCAAACTTCATAATGGTTGGAACCATTCTAGAAAGCAATGCAGTTTCTTTTAATTCATTTTCATTTAATCTATCATACTCAGAGTTGATAGCTGAAACAGAAGTAGAATCATCAATACTTTCTTCAACTAAAACGTCATATAAATTATTAAAATATGTTGAACCACCCTCTGTTAAAGATAATTCACCAATATCTGACATTCTTGTTGAATAAAAATCAAAGTCAAAATCTTTTAAATCGTATGCACTAAATTTACCAATTGTTGGTTTATATCTAACCCAAGTCTGAATACTTGTATCATTAGAAGCTTTAATTGGTTTGTCAAAAATAATTCTAAATTTAGTATCATCTAAAAGATCGCTTGTAATATCTACAATTTTTACATACTTACTAAGATCTTTTGACTTGATATAATCGCCAATTTGTAATTTACCTTTTTCTTCTAATGTTACAAACTTAGCACCTCCGACTTCAGAACCACCTCTAGTGGTATAAGTTACCCATTGATTAAATTGATTTGATAGCGTAACCTCTCTAGCAATATCAAAACTTACAAAGTTAATAAAGTTTTGGCTATGCGGAGCAACAACCATTCTTTTGCGATTATTTCCAGCCGCATAATCTTTAATTACTAATGTATTATCTTTTGAATACGTTTGGTAGAAAGTAATTGCGTTGTGTAAGGCTAAAGTAACATCAACCAACGTTCCATTGGCAGAAAATCTTCTGCCATTAAAGGTACCTGCCACTAATGTTGTATCTGCAACAAACGTGAAATTATATAAATCATAATTAGCAGATTCAATTTCAGTTAAATCACCAATTAATATTTTATCGTTATGATTAGGTTTTTCAACAATTTTTAATCTAACAAAACCATAAGTGTCTGGTGTTTCATTTAAAACCTTAACAACATCATCCTTTTTATAATTTTGGTTAATATCATCTAGACTATCAAATGCAACTGGGATTGTTAAATATTCAAAATGTGTGTTATTTTTAATATGAAAATATTCACCACTACCAGACTTAAAATAATTAAGAGTTGGCAAGTTTAAATCAAAAGAACTAGGTAACATGTCTTGAGCATAGATACCATTGTCTAGTTCATATAAGCTTTCTATATTTTCTGGATTGATATAAACATATCCATTCTTTGAAATTGTAGCATCAATTCTTGCTTCTGGAATTTCATCAACATATAAACCAAAATATCTATAGATCTCATAGTTATCAGCACCTTTATCGTCAAATAAAAACTCTAAGTTAATAAGATTTGCGCTAACAATCTGATTTCTTTCAAAACCTTGAGAAATCAATTGATTGAAAAATATTTCAGGATAATCAGTCTGAACCAATTGCTTAGTTAAAAATTCAGACTTAGAAGCAAAACCACCATTTTTAATATCAATGCCTCTAAATTCTGTTTCCCCATTTAAATCAAAATTAACTTTTAATGGAGACACTGGCATTAATTTATCAAATGTATGCTTATGTAAATATCTACCAAGCTTACTCTGCTTGGTTAAATCAAACGTCTTAACAATAGTTGCATTCTTTAATAACTCTAGAATTCTATTGTTTTGGCCAGTTGTATTGTCAGCATATTGTGTTGAGTAATCAGTATCTTTAACTCTATAAATTACAAATTTTTCAGGTACTTTTCTATCTAACCAAATTGGAGCTAAAATTTTATATTGCTCATCATAAATTTTGTTAGAATTAAATGTAGCACCATAGTTATACTGATTTTCATATTGGAATGCATAATCAGAGTATGCATTTGTATCTGAGTATCTTCTTAATACTTGATATGCATCTTGTGCTGAAACCTTATTAAAGAATTTTGCTAAATCAGTTGAGTAAGATCCCTCTTCGCTAAGTTCAAATTTTTGATAATTGGTTTGAGCCAAAAACTTATTAGCGGCAAATGCACTCAAGAATATACCACCATTTGAATCTGCAACTAACTTAACGTTTGCAGTTAACTTTGGATTAGTTCTTAAAAGTGAAAATGTCGTCTTATCGTTGCTGTTAAGATTGTAGTTTATAGCCATTTACCAAACCTATTTTTACTCAAATTATATATCCCAGTAAAATAGCTGGTATATTACAGCTGTTGCGATATAACCGGGTTAGAGAAATCTACTAGATCTGAAGCAAAATAACCACTACTACTTCCTCCACCACTGTTATAGTTTGACAACATTGATGAGGTAATAGAATTGATATTTTTACCTGTTGGCTTATATTTAGCATAAACTTCAACGTCAAACTGGAATTCATTATTATTTGAATCAATAATATCAATACCAATTTTCTTAGCATAAGTTAAATTAGAGAATGTATTTGACAGGATACCTCCAATTCTACCGGTTCCGGAATCACCCGCACCATAATAATCTGTCATTCTATATTGGAATACTAACTCGATTGCAATTGAATTCTTACTAGATCCTGGAATGATCTTTCTACCCCTCTTGTTTTTAGCATCCACCGATAAAGAATCTTTAGTGATTGGAGATAAGAATAAGAATGAACCACAAGAGTGACCACCTAATAAATATTGATCATTTGCATCAAAAGAAGTCTTCGCCGTAGTTCTCATACCTGGGTTTCCAGATTCATTTATAGTGTTACACAATCTAAATGCAGTTTGAGATAAACCATCAGTGTCAGTAGATCTTCTTACTGCCGTTTTAGGCATACCCGTTAAACCGTTTGCATTAATCTCTAACGCATTGAATTGTGAAGAATAAGGGTGATCGATGTGCAAGAACATACCGTTATCATAAGCGGCCGCATTTGTTGCATTAATAGTAGAAATCTTTACTAAACCTGTTGGTTCGCCATCAGCACCACACCAAACAAAATCTACCTGTGGGTCTGCAGTAGCATCAGCAGAATAACCAACGTTTAAGACATCTACACCTGCAAAACTCTTTTCCCAAGTGTTTGTATCAAGAGATACTCCAGGCATTGGATAACTTAAACCATATTCAGTTACATCATATCCTGTTAATTCTGATGCGTGAATATCGCTAGTAACATATAATTGGCTATCATTTGATAGATTCTTAAATCTAGAATATGCAAATTGGCCTTTTAACTGCATTGACTGCTGTGGTGAAGGATTGAACCAATTATTTGTTGTATCGGTTGGATCCAAATTTTGATATACAACTGGAACTAAATCATAATTACCTTCAGTTGTGTAATATGTGTTAGAAGAAACCTCAGAAGAAATCGAACCAGTTGCTAATCCAAACTTAGTTGTTGTTGATGAAGAAGGAGCTGGTAAATCAGTATCACCAATAATTCTTGCAATCAACTCTAAGTCAGTTGCTTTAGAGTTTGATAATTCGATCTTATAGTTTTTAGTAACAATGTGACCTTTATAATTTGTTGAAGGTAATTCATCGACATAGTAACCTGCAAATAATTTAACAGTTGTATTATTGGTTACTTTAGTTACGTTACCATCTTCGTCAATAATAACAATCTCAAGCTCACCAAGAGTACCTTCAATTTGTGCTTTTAATCTTTCAATCTCAGCTTGCATCTCAACAATCTTATCATATAATGAGATTGGAGTTTGAGAAGCTGTTAAGAAACCTGAAGCAATTGAAGAAGCAGTGTGTGCAAAATATTTATCGCCAGCTTCAAATTGATCTCCTAAGTGGTCATAAATACCTTCAGCTGTTAATTCTTCTTTTAATTGAACTTTAACGCTATCAATTTCATTAGAAGAAACTAATTCAATTACTGAATCTGTTGCTAATTCTCCGTCTGGGAATTGAACTCTTACGATATCAGACCATTCTGATTCAACTGGGTTTGCTGGAAAACCAGCCTCAGAGATTGATTTAACCATAATCTCTACAACTTCACCT